TCATAGTGCATTTCTGACCCCCTTTTCTCTTGCCTCGAGCTTCCCTGAAGCGTATCCGTTAATTAAATCCATCTGCATATCAGTTTCGGCCTGCGCGTAAAACTGCATAAGCGTCTTAGGGCTGTTACCCATTACTGAGGAGATAAGAGCGGCATTCGGGCAACGCCGCATATTATTTGTGGCGAAGCTTGTGCGGAGTCCGTACAATGTGATTTCAGGCAACAGAAATGCCCCTTCTGGCAGTTCTCCGTGTTCTTTCTTATATTCCTTCATCTGGCGGTTATGTGCCCTTAAAAGCCGCTTAAAAGCCTCTCCGTACTGATGAGGTTTGATTGGATTGCCATTTTGGCTTACAAAAAGATAATCATTGTCCCCCCACGAGTGATCTACCATATGATTTTTCCGTTTCCATATCAAGCGCCGGTGAATAATATCGTATAAATATTTGGGTATCGGTGGCGTCCGGTGTGATCCGCCGGTTTTAAGATCGGTATCCACTTCCCAATTGTCATACCCTTTTTCAAAATCGATCATATACGTGGGCTTGCTGTTTAAACCGTTTTCTCGCAGGCCGCAGACTTCCCCGGGCCGTGCGCCCAGGAGAGCGGAGATCACGAACATGGGATAATAATGTGATGCCCTGACGTCTGGCAGATCGAGAAAATAAGTGACTATGTCATCGTTCCAGGTGACTTTCTTTTTTCTCGGCACTTTACACCGTTTAATACCTTTTACTGGATTACTGGTAATGCACTTAAGCGGATCAATGGCAAATCCGAATAAGTTTACCAGAACCGTGATGCATTTATTTACTGTCTCTGGGCTATGCTTTTCCTTCATGGCATTTACATACCGCTGTATATGTATACTTGTAATATCAGATATGGCTCTGTCTCCGAACACTTCCTGTATATAATCGCCGTAAAACTGTGCGTATACATTCCATGTGCTGTTAGCATATACTGGTGGTTTCGTGGACTCGTGCCATAATTTATATACCTCGTCCACCTTTTCGGATTTTTTTGCCTTCGGAGCAGGGGCCCGGCCGGCCTCGATCTCCAGTATGATTCTTGCCTCGTCCTTTTTGGCTTCTGGTTTGGAATCGCGCATGGGGCCGGTAATGGCCCGCTTCTCTTCAGCGTACCATACATTGGCGAAATACCTCGTTTTTGTTTTCCCGGTCTTTTTTGATATATAATTACTTTCCTGAATACTCATTGCATCATCCTTCTTTCTGGCCTTAAAGCCTTATTTTAAGCGCAAAAAATACACCATACCGGTTTACAGTAGGTGCACGAAATGATACAATATAAGTGCTCTATAATATTGTATCGGCCCCTATGCCGGTATGTCTGTTTATACCCTCTGTGCGACCAACACAGAGGGTTTAATAATTTGTAAGAAATCCACCAGAACAAATGTTCTGAAAAGGGTTGATTTTTAGTCCTAATAGTAATATAATTTTTATAGAACAAAACAGAACATATGTTCTGATCTGCTATCCCACATAATGTGTCATACTTCCTTTCCCGGTGTTGATGCATGGCATTTTCAGAATATTGTGCTTTTTGAACAAAAATACTGGCAAAAAATGGAAAATACCAGAATTTGCCAATAGCTATTGTACTATAAAATATACAAAATAAACAATTTTGTGTTATAATATATGTATAGTACATACAATTTACTGGTATTCTCGGAAAGGGAGGTACATATTTATGACAACTGATGATATAAAAATCCTAACTATTCAACGTATAGAGGCTAGTGATGATATAGAATATATACTTGCTGTCTATACTTTTGCTAATTCCTATCCAGATAATAGCAGGTCGGATAAAATTAAATGTCCTCAGAACGCTGCTTCAAATTGTTAAGAAAATCAAGCCCCCATTCTATTAAAACTTTACGGTTAGCAGGGTCCAGTTTGCTATATGTATCAACGAATGCTTCGAAAACTGGATCCTTCTGACCTAATAATACAGCGGCCTTAGCTATAAGGTCGTTTTTTGGTGGGGCTGTAAACATATCACCTTCTCCAGTGCGGAGCCATTCTTCGTTGACGTTAAATGTTTTACACATATTATTAATTACTGAACTCGATGGATTCCGTCTTCCGGTTTCATAATTTGTAAGAACATTAGCTGTTGTTCCTATTTTTTCTGCAAATGTCTGTTGAGTTAAATCTAAATCTTTTCTAATTTTTTTAATTCTATCTTTCATTTCCATCTTATTATCACCACCTTTTATGTTATAAGTATAAACCATAAATACGTCATTGTCAAGAAAATACGTCAATGACGAAAAAATATATTGACAAATCCGTCGAAGAAGAGTATGATAACGTCATAGACGATAGAAAGCGAGGTGAAAGACATGGCAGACTTAAAAAACATTCCAGTGGAAGACAAAGAATTACAGACTATAGCAGAAATCTATAAGAGTCTTCAGGATACTAATCGGAACTTATGGCTTATGAATGGAAACATATTGCTTGCTAGCCAGAATGCTCATAAGAAGAATCGCTGTAGCAGCAGAAAAACAGACAGATAAGTGCACGTTGACAATTTAATCGGAGGTGAGAGAGATGTGGAAAATATTTATTTGGCTTTTGAACTGTAAGAAACACGATTACGTGAAAGCGGTTAAGCATCAAGGCATGACTTACGTTGTTAAAATTGAAAAATATGAATCTACAGATATGCTTATTAGAAAAATGAAAGAAGCCCTGGAGGCTGAAGCATCCAAGGCTTCTTAAATTAGATTCTGTAATTGTCGAGACCAGATAGCTCAGGATATGCATCACGGAATTTGTCGGCAATAGAATTGTAGAGCTGAATATCCTGATCCAGATTTTCTTTTGAGATTGGACAATCTGGCATAGCTTTTAGTGCTTCAAGTTTGTGGGCCTCTTTACGAAAATGTCCGTAAATGAAAAGAGCATCTGTATTAGATAAATTGACTTCCATAGAAATCTCCTTTCTTTAGTATTTCAGCATGGCAGTGCTGATATTTACATTATAGATGGAGATGGAAAGTTTTACAAGATATAAGGAGGTGATAACCGTGGGAATCGAAGACCGTCTTAACCGACTGGAGGAAGAAAACGCAGCGTTGAAAGACCGCGTTGCGTATCTGGAAGCCGTAGGGCTGGATGAGTTTCTTCCACCGAAAGCCATAGCGGTTAAAATGCATTGCTCGAAGTCAACCGTACTCAACTATATTAAGAGTGGCAGGATACAGGCCACACGGAAGTTGGGGGACTGGCGGATACCGACGAGTCAGTTTTACAGAGAGGATTCAAAGACCGCGATACCAAGCGTGGAATCTGAATCGATAATCCGGTCACGGAAGAGGAAAGTACCGGAGAAAGAAGCAACCATGAAAGATATTGTTTTTGGTGGGAAGGGGTGAGACGAGTGAGAGAAGACCTGAATAATATTGGTATTGTAGTCCTTGATTACATGTACCGGTTTAGTGGGCTGGAAGTCGAGATCAACGACGGGCGGATAGTAGACCATACATACATGTGGGATAGAACGGAGGCAGAAAGATGAGCAAGCGCAAGAATGGTACATACAGAGCCGCAGCGGCCGCCGGCCTGAATCCGCATAACTGGGGAAACGGCAAGGCAAGAAAAAAGCCGCGTGAGGTACGAACTCACAGCGGCAATCAAGAAAAAACTTTACAAGCCAATGATACCATGCGGACCGCAGAAAATCAAGAGGGTGACAAGAAATGAGATATCAATGTGATGCATGTGGTTGTTATCTCGATCCGGGAGAAGGTCGAACATGTGACGAGTGCCAGCGGAAAGCAGAACAGCGACACAGGATCACGGAGCGGATACGACTGAACGGACAACAGTATGAAATGAATATGGAGGAACTGATATGTCAGAATTGAAATTTGAGGTCGTACAGACCGCAGGCGTTATTAATGCAAATTTTGAAGAATATGAGCAGCAGATCAAAGCTGAAGTATCGGAATATGAAGGTGCTTTATTTACAGAAGATTCTAAAGCGTTTGGAAAAAAAGTAATTGCAGAAATGAGAAAAAAGCGGGCGAGTGTTGTTGAAGCGACCCGTCAGGTAAAGACGGAATGGCTGAAACCGTATGATGAATTTAAGGTACAGGTTGATGGTCTATTACAGTACGTAGACAAGCATATTAACGACATTGACAGCCAGCTTAAGGAAATGGAAGCTGTCAGGGTGGCGAAAAGAAAGGCAGATATCCAGGCGTTATATGACAGCGTGATCGGGGAGATGCTGGAATACCTTCCTCTGGAAAAAATCTATGATTCAAAATGGGAAAATGCATCTGTCAAATTACCAGCGGTTAAAAAGGCTATGATAGAGGTGATCGGCAAGTCATACGAAGAGGTTACGACCATTAAAAATATGGATTCCGAGGCGGTCCCCAAAGCGCTTGAAATGTACAAGCGTGACCTGAGTCTTGCGAACGCTGTTAGATATATCAACAATTACGAATCCCAGCGTCTCGAAATCCTCCGCAGAGAGGAAGAGAAAAAACGTGATCTTGAAATCGAGAGAATCCGCCGTGAGGAACGTGAGCGGGTAGCTCAGGAACAGCAGATCAGAGAAGAGACGCGCCGGGAGACGGTAGATGAGTTGAAATCTGTTGATGAATCACTTGCCGGAGTCTGGCCGGTTGCACCGGAAGCAAAAAAAGTTATATATACGGTTCTCGGTACTGAATCGGAACTGGAAGAACTGGAAACTGCGCTCAACAGTCTGGGACTGTATTTTGAGAGGAAAGATGTGTAATGGGCGATAGCCGTGTAATGAATGTGTATGAGAAGTTGCTGAAAGTACAGCAGGAACTCAAAGTACCGAAAAGCCAGTATAATCTCTTTGGGAAATATTATTATCGTAACTGCGAGGACATACAGGAGGCCATAAAACCGCTTTTAAAATCTGTGAATGCTGTGCTTTTCCTCAACGATGAGATAGAGCAGATAGGGGACCGGTATTATGTTAAGGGCATTGCAAAATTTGTTGATTGCGAGACCGGGGCCGAAATTACCAATAAGGCATATGCACGGGAAGAGGAAGAAAAGAAGGGCATGGACGCTTCTCAAATAACTGGAAGTACAAGCAGTTACGCCCGAAAATATGCGCTTAATGGCCTGTTCTGTATCGATGATAACAAAGATGCTGACTCCAACGGGAAAATCAATGAGGACCAGCGAAACGAAATTATAGAGGAGCTGAAAAGAACAGGCGTTGGAATAAAGGGGCTTTTAAAGAACTATGGTCTTAAGACTCTGGAGGAGATGGAGGCTGACCAGTATAGCGAAGCTGTAAAGGTGCTTAAATCGAAGCCGGATAAAGAGAAGATACCACCTCCAGTCTCAGACGATGAAATGAAACAATTATCGCCGCCAGATGATAATGGATTACCGTTTAATTAGTGGGGTGATGGCATGTATGAATTTGCACATATAACGGCTTACAAGCCAGTAGAGGAAGGGACGTATTTGCAGGTGTTCATTCCAGGTAAAAACCTTATGGGTCCGCTGGAGGAAAAGCACATGCGGACATGTAACGTCTGGCTTGACGATGGACGGCACATAAGCGCAGAGCAGCGGAAGAAAGCATACGCAACGATTAACGACATTGCAGCTTTCACAGGAGAGATGCCGGAAGTCATGAAAGAGTGGCTTAAGTATCTGCATATTTACCGTACAGGCTGCGAGTACTTTTCGCTCTCATCTTGCTCTATGGATACGGCCCGGGAATATATCAACACGATACTGGATTATGCGCTGGAAGCTGGAGTACCGCTATTAGATTTCGCGCTTAACCGCACTGATGATATTGGACATTACCTGTATGCATGTCTGAAGCTTAAAAAGTGCGCTATCTGCGGAAGGCCGGGAGAAGTCCACCATGTTGATGCAATCGGGATGGGAAATGATCGCAGGACGCTTGATGATTCGGATCATCGAAAGATATGTCTGTGCCGTGTGCATCATACAGAGGCTCATACAACCGGTTTTAACAGCTTTGCAGAGAAATATAAGGTATACGGTATCAAATATAAAGAATAAGCCTTGTCGGCTCTGAAACGAGCCTTTAGATAGGGGGCAAGAATTAATGTGTCACGAACATAATAATTGCCATGGTACTGCCTCCGCCGTCTTTCGTCTAGCGGCGGGGGAACAAAGGAGGAATTACAATTGAGTTATATAGATTTAAGCGGTATGCATTTTGGGTTTCTGGTGGCTCGGGAATATGCAGGAAAGGGATACTGGAAGTGTCAATGTCTTAACTGCGGAAAAGACAAATTGGTCAAAGGAGAGCATCTTAGACTGGGGAATGTAAAGTCCTGTGGCTGCTTGAAGGAAGAGCAGGAGACACGCGGAAAGAGGGATACAAATAGCTATGTTATACGTACCCACAAGGGTGATGAAATTAACGTAGATGCCGAAGATGTAGACCGGCTGTCAAAACATTCATGGTCGATCGGAATAGATGGATACCCACAGGCCAGGGTAAACGGAAAAATGATGCGAATGCATGAGCTGTTAGTCGGCCAGTATCGCGGTGATGGGCTTGTGATTGACCATATCAACCATAATCGGGCGGACAACCGGAAAGACAACCTGCGGATCGTTACCCCGGCACAGAACGCCAGAAAAACAGGAATTGAGGTGTAGACATGGCAAACAAGAGAATGTTCTCAAAGGCAATTATTGACAGCGATATGTTCCTGGATATGCCGAAATCAGCCCAGGCGCTTTACTTCCATCTTGGTATGAGGGCGGATGACGATGGATTCCTTGACAATGCAAAAAAGATCATGCGTAGCATTGGAGCCAGTGAGGATGATTATAAGATTCTGGTGGCAAAAAATTACATAATCCAGATGGAAAAAGGGATTTGTGTAATCACACATTGGTGGGTCCATAACTACATCCAGAGGGACCGCTACAAGGAGACAATCCACCTCGAAGAAAAGGCACTTTTGACCCAGACAGAGACCGGCGTATACACTTTGGATACAGAATGTGTACAGCCTGTATCCATTTCGGCTTCTCAGATTAGATTAGATAAGATTAGTATAGATAAGATTAATAATAATATACCGGCTTCCGCTGACGCTCCACCCTCACCTGACGTTAAAGTAAAACACAAATATGGCGAATATAAACATGTTATGTTAACAGATGATGAAAAGGGAAAACTACAGGCTGAGTACAGCGAGGGGATGGCGGAAAAAGCAGTCACGTTTCTTGATGAGTATATCGAGATGAAAGGCTATAAAGCAAAGAGTCATTATTTGGCAATCCGCAAATGGGTGATAAATGCGGTGAAAGAAGCTGAGCAGAAGGACAAAGGAAGGACAGGAAAACAGAAAACAAACCAGTTCCAGCAGTTCCCACAGCGTGAGGTTGATTATGACGCTCTGGTAATGCAGGGACTACAGAATATGGGAGATGGTGAACATGGGAAAGAGATATAATCCCGAAAACTTTGTTGACAGGGTATACATGGATTCCAAATTTGCGGAACTCAGAACGGAATTGATTACATACTTTGACGGCAGATTACGGGAGCTGCAGGAAATGATAAATACAGAGTCGGAGCCTCCGGCGGAAAAAAAGAAGACAGCAGGGCCGGTCAGAAAACAGGAAGGGGAGCCGGACCCGTGCATGATCTGGAAAATGAACATGAATAAAAGAGGTACTGAACTGGCGAAGAAATATCCGAAGCAGAATGATTCACTGAATACTGTACTGCGGAAGATATACCTTAAGATGGATCGGAAATATGGAGTTTGCCTTGCACAGGAAGTAAAAGACTGTAAAGGCGGATCAGATAAAAAACCATCAACACTCGAGGCCATTTCTCGAAGCGAAAAGTTAAGAAATCTTTTCGAATCGATCCTCTACAACATGGAGGATGAGTGCAGGCTCCGTGATGAGAAGACCCAGGCAGCAGATGCGGCCATGTTGGCACGGACCAGACAGGAAATCATTCAGCCGCTTATTGAAGCCCGCAACGATCACAGCATATATGGCAGCGCCACATACTCCGCCGTGGGAGCCCGAATGCGGAAGAAGGGGATTGATTTCGATTCGGTCGAAGCGGCATACCGCGGAAAAACTGGGATCAAGAGAAAAATCAAACACAACGAACTGATCGACAATGATGCAGACTTGAAAAAGAAATTTGCGGAGACCGTGGCCGAGATGCTTCACGAGGCCGGAAAGGCAGACCATGAAAGAACGTCATAAGCAGATCAGAGACTACATAGTCCAGTACACCATAGCCCACGGCTGGCCGCCGTCGGTACGTGAGATCGGGGAAGGCGTAGGACTGGAGAGCAAGAGCAGTGTACACCTGCATCTCAAGCAGATGGCAGACGCCGGGATTATCAAGATGGTTCCAGGGCAGCCGAGATGTATTGCGGTGCCGGGTCTGGAAAACGTATGGGAAGGAGATTCTGAGAATGAAGAAGCCGATTAATTGCGAGGATTGCGACGAGTGCGTATACATTGCAGAGGGTGACTACTACTGCATGTTGGAGGAGCCGCGGCAGGTGTTGGAGGATTTTATAGTGCCGACGGCAGAATATAACTGGTGCCATAGATCAAAAACTCAGGCTTTCCGGCAGGCCCCGGAGGAAGGAAAAGAGAATGGATAGAAGGACAAAAAATAAGCTCAAAGAAGGTGGGCTGATCGCAATTGCAGTTATAGGTTTGCTTATTGTCTCCTACGGGCTGAGTTGGATCGTTACATGCGGAATAATAAAACTGATTACTATATGTTTTGGGTGGACATTTAAATGGTCTGTTGCAACTGGCATATGGCTGATTATCTGCATAATGCGGAGCATTTTTAAAACATCTGTCGATAAATCAAATTAATATTTTCACGGGCGCCGGGCGTCCAGCATGGTGCAGAAGGGTTCAAGTCTCCGAACTGACGGGTTCGACTCCCGCCAGTGCAAGGCGCAAAACCATGCATATTAAGCTTTCAAAAAGGAGAAGCTCGAATGTGGAAAAGTAAGTGTTTAAGAACTCATTACCCAGAATCACTAAGTATGGCAGAACGTATTGTACTCTTCCATGATACTAGATTCCGGATTGCTTTAAGCGTTCATGAGTATTACTGTGAGAAATGTAAAAAGATTCGGCGTTTGTGGTTCATTAATAGATAATATTAGGATTTTGTAAAGGAGTGATTGAAATAGAAAGAGTATTAGATGCTTGTTGTGGTAGCCGGATGTTTTATTTTGACAGGCAGAATCCAGAGGTAATCTATGCTGACAACAGAGAGTTAGAAACAACCTTGTGTGACGGACGTACTCTGCTGATTAAACCTGATGTAAAGATGGACTTCCGGGATATGCCATATCCTGATAACAGTTTCAAAGTTGTTGTATTTGACCCGCCACATTTGATTCATGCGGGGACGGGGAGCTGGTTGGCCAATAAATACGGAATCCTACCGGCTGACTGGCCGGAGTATTTGAAGCAGGGATTTAGCGAGTGCATGAGAGTAATGGAGCCTGATGGGCTATTGATTTTTAAATGGAATGAGGATCAAATAAAATTATCTGAAGTATTGAGAGTTTTTGATAAAAAACCATTACTGGGAGACCAGAGAGGAAAAACAAGATGGCTGGTCTTTATCAAATAAACTGATATTTGACCGATTAAGAAAGGAGCTGGAACCTTTCCGGAAAACAGGCGCGCCGGGTTCCTTTTTTGAAAATGAAAGCAATTATGAAATACCCAGGCAGTAAATGGAGTATAGCGGATTGGATTATCAGTTATTTTCCGCAGCACCACAGCTACATTGAACCGTTTTTCGGTAGCGGCGCAGTGCTATTCAATAAGCCGCGGTCCAATATCGAGACTGTAAACGACCTCGACGGAAACGTTGTAAACTTGTTTGAGTGGATCAGGAAAGACCCGGAGCGCCTAGCACGGGAAATATATTACACGCCTTACGCAAGGCAGGTATACGATTCAGCGTTTGAATCGGTACCAGAGGACAGTTTTGGACGGGCAGTGAATTTCTACATACGGCTTAATATGGGACACGGGTTCCGGACCAATGGCGAAAAGGTGGGCTGGAAGAACGACGTACAAGGCAGAGAGCGGGCCTATGCTGCGAAAGATTGGTGTAATCTGCCTGAGAAAATAATGGCGGCCGCTGAAAGGCTGCGAGGCGTGCAAATTGAAAACATGCCGGCCGTGGAATTAATCAAACGCTTCAACCATTCCAATGTATTGATCTATGCGGACCCGCCATATGTTTTATCGGCCAGGCACGGGAAACAGTACCGGTATGAGATGGACAACGGGGCGCAAACTGAATTACTGGAAGTTCTTCACGCCCATAAGGGGCCGGTACTAATTAGTGGATATGATAGCGAGTTGTATAATGACAGCTTACACGATTGGTACCGTGTAGAAACTGACTGCTATTCCCAAATCGCATCAAAGAAGCGTGAAGTGTTGTGGATGAATTTTGCCCCTGCAGGGCAGATGAGCATAAAAGACTTTCTGGAGGTGAGACCATGAGCGGTTTGATTATAGATTGCTTTGCCGGTGGCGGCGGGGCAAGTGTGGGTATAGAAATGGCACTGGGGCGGCCGGTTGATATAGCTATCAATCATGATCCGCAGGCGATTCGGATGCACAAAGTCAATCATCCGGATACGCTGCATCTGACCGAGGATATATTTAAGGTCGATCTTAAAAAGTATGTTGCTGGCCGCCATGTAGCACTTATGTGGGCCTCTCCAGATTGTACCAGTCATAGCAAGGCAAAAGGAGGTCAGCCGCGTAACAAGGGGCTTAGAATTCTGCCATGGGCGGTGTACAAGCACGCTAAAGCAATTCTTCCCGATGTTATCTTGATGGAAAACGTCGAGGAAATACAGCAGTGGGGACCGCTAGACGAGGCAGGGCACCCAATAAAAGAAAGAGCCGGAGAGGACTACAAACGATTCATAGCGGCCATGAAACGATTGGGATATGATTTTGACAGCCGGGAACTGGTAGCGGCAGATTACGGAGCGCCGACAACGCGGAAGCGATGGTATGCAATCTTCCGCAGAGACGGGAATGTGATTACATGGCCGGAGCCAACACACAGTAAGAGCGGAGCAGATGGCCGGCTGAAGTGGCTGGAATGTGGGGATTATATTGATTGGTCAGATTTGGGGCGTTCCATATTTGACCGTCCACGGCCGCTGGCAGATGCCACCATGAAACGGATAGCAAACGGATACGTTAAGTATGTTGTTAACAATCCGCAACCGTACATAGTTAACAATCAGAGCGCCGTTTCCTTTATGATCCAGTATCACGGAGAAACACGGGAAGGTGATTCGCGCGGCCAACTGCTGACGGAGCCGATAAAGACAATTGATACCAGCAACCGGTATGGTCTGGTTACGGCATTTGTCACTAAATTTTATAAATCCGGGACAGGCCAGATGTGCGAGGAGCCATTACATACCATCACCACATCACCGGGGCATTTCGGGCTTATATCTGCATTCTTGATTAAGTATTACGGTACTGGTTGCGGTCAGGAAGCTGGGCGGCCGTTGGGAACGATAACAACAAAGGATAGATTCGGGTTAGTAAATGTGATAACGGACATAGATGGAGAACAGTATATCTTGAAAGATATCTTCCTCCGTATGCTGAAACCAGAGGAACTTAAGAGAATGCAGGGATTTCCGGAGGATTACATACTTAACCATGACATAGAGGGCAAGCCGTACCCCGTCGGGGAACAGGTGGCGCGGATCGGGAATAGCGTGGTGCCGATAATGGCGCAGGCACTGGTATCTGCAAACTGTCCGTATCTCAAAGTCGGCGAAAGAATGCCGAATATGAGGATCGACGACAGCCACGAACAACTACGGTTTGCTTAACAAAACGATCATTTAAAGGAGAAAAGATATGAAAGATGAATTATTAAAGATTGCACAGGAAGTTTTAACCGAAGAAGAAGTACAGGAAATAGTAAAGGAAAAATTCAAAGATGCTTTTAAAAACGCAGTAGGGGAGGCTTTCCGCTGGGGAGACGCCGAAAGGGCGATTAAAAACAAAATTACGGAGGTTATGGTTCCGTACATCGAAAAATATGATTTTACAGAATTCCTCCCTAAGCTGGATACCGTGCTCACTGAAATTGTGAATTCCGATGGCTGCATGGCCGAAAAGAAGATTTTAGAGAATTTTAAAGAACTTATGCTGGAACCGGAACAGAAGGAAATCAAAGTAACTGATTTGTTTAAGGCGTGGATAAAGCAGTGTAATAAAGATATTGATGTTGATAATTTGGAAATCTGTTATGACGATGGGGTATATTATGCGCCGGTAGATTGCGAAATGCGATTCGAGGAGGAAGAGAAACCGTCGTGGAGCTGTTTGCAGAGAGCGATTATTACGTTCGAAAACAATCACGATAATAACCTTAATATGCAGATTCAGATTTCAAAGTATGTTAGCGATTATGGAAAAGAACACCCATATTCTATAAGCATTTCGAGCGACATTAAAATTTCATCGTTGCGAAGACTGTCAGATTTCGAGGTCCTCCTTCTCAGGCTGGAACGGGCAGGAACCGCAATTGTGATTGATGAGGAATGGGATAGCAGTTATATTGAACCAGAAAAAGAGCCGGAAGCGACATTTGTATAAAAGAAAGAGAGGCATGAAATGTATATATACATAAAGGCATTACCGGGAAAAGAAGTCTTTGCAATCTGGGGAGACGAGTACTACAAAACAAAAGTACAGTCTGTGGAAGTTTTGGACGATGGATCGGTTTGCTATTTGCTTTATGAACCGGACTCAGAATCATGCGCGACTGGATATTCAGACGACGAATTTTATTTGACAGAGGCAGAAGCAAAAAGCGCCATCATTTAGAGGAGGAAGACATGGACGAGTTAGATATATTAAGAAGTGAGAATGAGGCATTACGGATGCGCCTCGCCGAGATACGAGATCGTATAAACGGCATGGAGCTGCCTCACGAATATCACATACTGTATACACGCGGCTGGCATGACGCGGTAGAAGAGGTCAGGAGGTATGTTGAGTGAAACGACAAGAGATCCCGCCAGGGTACATAAGTCAGAAAGAGATACAGGCCGCACAGCGGTATTACAGGATCGGCCGCAACGTAATCGTACATACCTACAAAGCCCAGGGGATCGATTCCATGGGGCATACCGGCGAGATGCACCGCGGAAAGATTGTGGAGCATTATAAGCATTTTGCGCTGGTGAGGCTGCCGAGTGGTGTACTGGATAGCGCGCTATGGCCAGATTTAGTATTGCAGATGCGGAAACGAAAAAGATATAGGCAGGGAGGCGAGGCCGGTGGAGCAAAACAGTCCGGCTAAAGAACTGGAGAATTTCTTGAATTTCATAGACCAATGTGTCCAGGAATACAAGGCAGCGTATGAAAATGTGAATGAAGAGGACCGGCGTCTGCAAGATCTGGTTCATGCAATAGAATTTGCAGTGGATAAGTCTGAGCGGAACCGAGTAGCAACGAAGTTTCAGCAGAGTCGGAAATACCGCAGGCAGAATAAAGATATTGTCAAGCGAAATGAGCGGATCGTCAAGTTCTTTGAGGAACAGAAGAATCGAGATACGCTGAATCGGATGCGGCAGCTTCTGGGCCAACAGCGGAAGGAAGAAGAGTACCTGGATGGGGAACGTGTGTACAAGCCGCGGGTAGGAAAGGGGTGAGGCCGTTGAATAAGGAGGTGCTGGAACAATATATAGATGCATGTGAATTAATCAAAGAGACAGAGGCAGATATTAGAAGAGTAAAAAAGCAACGCAAGACCATAGTGCAGGATAGAGTACGTGGGTCTATGAGTGAGTTCCCTTATGCAGCACAGAGTTTCAACATACATGGTATGGTATATGCCGCGGCAAGGGAGCCGGGAGAACTGGCAGCGTATGAGCAATTATTGGAGGAGCGGAAGGCCAAAGCGGAGGAAATCAAGGTACAGGTGGAGGCTTGGCTTAATACGATTCCCCAGAGAATGCAGAGGATTACAAGGTTCAAGTATTTTGAAGGGCTTTCATGGGGAGAAATAGCTATTAGGCTGGGAAGAAATTCGACGGCAGATGGAATAAAAATGGAGTATAGAAGATTTTTAGAAAATAATTAA